CGGAGAAGATCCTCATTTTATTCAATAGGGTATCTAATTCTAAAGAATTTACGAAAGTAGGCTTAGGGAGTTGATTTGAACTACCAAAAGTCATGAAATCTTTGACATCTTCAACCATAAGATTAAGGCTTTCTGCCATTCTAACTCTCCTTTTAGCTATGCTTCTATCCACAGGAGTTTTTCTCCAAATTTCCGCGTTAAATATCTCAGGTTTTCTGACTATGAGAATCTTAAATATCCTGTCTGCGAATTTTCCAAATTGTCTGACCACTCCCGGATGAACAAAATTCCTACCATATGATTGTATAGGAAGCAGGCAAGATTCTTCTTTTAACTTGTAAGTAGTTTTCAAGAAATCATAACCTATTATTTCCATTGCTACAGAACCAACTAGATCATTAGATTTTTCATAGTATGCAACTGATCTTCCTAGAATGTAACTATAATTATCTGAGTATGATTTATCGCTAAATGGTTGCATAAATCCTGCAGATCCTCTTACTGCATTATCAAAGATATAAGATCTTATATTCAGAACTCCAACCATCTCTGAGGCTACTCTAGAAAAAGAGTCCTTTGTCTCTGAAGTCATCAGAGCGAAGTATCTAGGAACCAAAGTGCTGAACTTCACAAATTCTGCGTGAAATTTATCAGGAAGACATATTATTTCGTTTTTATCATCTGAATGAACTAACTGATGCCATGAGTCTTTCTTTAGTGTAAAATTGTGTCTAGTACTTAAATAATAAGTGAATAGATTTTTTCTGAACAACTGTTCCAGTTGATGAACAAAAGATGATATATTGTGAAATATTCCTTGAGGCCAGGTGTGGGTTAATTCTATAGATCTTAGATTAGAGATGTGCTTATAAGAATTCAATGAATCTAGACTCCAATTTCTGATGTTCTTGGGTATCAATGCAATCATGCTTGACATAGTTTCAAGATAAAATTTCATCATGGCTCCTATATTTGGGCCTAATATCTTGAGTTTAACCATCATAGAAATCATGACTATAAATTTTCTATACACATCTTGTCCGGACCATTTCCCCATATCTCCATTATAAAATAGTATTTCGTCATTAGAAGAATAAGATACAGATCGGGAACAATCTCTGATCATAGTTAATTTCTTAGCCTGAGACTCAACTACCATTTCTCTTTCCGAGTGCTTATTGAGAAGTCTAAAAATGAATTGGATTGAAGTCGTGCAAACTTTTCCTGCTATATTCATCTCATAAATCTCTCTAGGAGCCTCATACTGATCCTTTTGAGATAACACGCAAACTTTGCTTATATCCTTATAATTTGTGGTTCCTATAGATTTCTTAGATTTAATAAAAGCAGTAACTTTTTTATATAGTATCATAGGATCTACTATCTCTTCATCTTTGAAGTTTTCTTTGATAAAACTGGTAGTAGAGTCATATTGGTTAACTTTAAGGGGAGAATTTGGATCAGAGAATGCTTTCCAATTCAGGCATCTCTTTGAACTTAAGAAATTGGACTCAAAAT